CGTCTGTGAAGTTTACATAATTCAAAATCATTTGATTTAAGCTGCGTAGATACTGCGATTTTCGTTATTCTGATTTACATAATCATCATCCTTTCCTGCCGCGCAGCATCGCCGCGATCGTCACGGCGCTGTATCCGCTCTGCTGCCAGAGGTCGCCGGGCACCGTGCCGCCGTTGCGCAAAATGAGCGCGATCTGGCGCCGCGCATCGCTGCGCGCGGCTTTGGCTGCCTTTTCCTGCGCGGCCGCGTCCTTCTCGGCTGCGTCTTTCTCGTCCTTGGCTTTCTTGTCGGCGGCGGCCTTGGCGTCGGCGAGGGCCTTCGCCTGCTGCTGCAGCTTGCTGTCCGCGCGGTCGTAGGCGGCGTCGTCCATGTCGAGCAGCGCCGCGATCTGCGCCTTCGTCACGCCGTCACGGCTGTCGGCGGCGTCGAGCATCCGGTCGATGGCACTCAGGCGCGTCCTGCGCTCACCGCTGTAGCGCTCGTAGGCCAGCTGCGCCAGCTCCGGCAGCTTGCCTGCGAGCATGGCGCGGTAATAGCCGCCCGCCTGCTGCGAGGCCGCCACGGCCGCCGTCGAGGCCTGACCGCCCGTCAGCGCGGCCGCCTTGCCGAGGGCGTTTTCTGCCGCGAGCTCCGCCTGCCGCTCGTATTGCTGCCGGTAGGCGGCGTAGAGCTTGTCCGACGCGGGGTCGTAGTCAAACTGCTCGCCGAGCAGTGCGTCGAGCATCCGGTCGATCTGTTCGCGGCGGTCTGCCGTGCCGCGCCCGGTCAGCAGCGCCTCGGCCTCGCGGCGGTGCGTGTCGTCATAGTCCGGCACATCTTCGATGGGCAGGTACTGCGCATAGTCACTTGTCTGTTCCTGACCGGCCATGCCCTCGCCGCGGATCTTCGCGTTGCGCTGCTGCTCATAGACGGCGGCAGCCGCGTTGTCGCCGCGCCGGGCTGCCTGCTCCATGAGCGCGGCGTAGTCGGTGTCCTTGTCGTATTTGTATTTTGTCGCCATAGGTTCTCCTTTCCTCAGTGCTGCGGTCCGGCGGCGGCCTCCGTGCGCGTGAGCGATAAAAGCCGCCACGCCCCCGTGCCCGTCAGCCGCAGGCGAAAGTGGTCGCATCGGCGCGGCAGTACCGGCAGGGTGAACGAACGCTTTGCACCCGCCGTCACGTTTGCAAGCGTGTGCCACTGTCCGTCGGAGTCATACTGCGCCGCCGCCGTGATGCTTGCGCCCGCCTCAGCCTCCAGCCGAAGCTGCACGCGCAGCAGCCGCTTGCAGTCCGGGCTGCCGCTGGTAAAGTCGCCCGTTTCGAGCAGGCTCTCCATCTGTGCCGTGCTGCCCGCGCCGAAGCGCCACACGCCGCGCGTATCCTGCGCATAGAGCGCGCCGCCGCACTGCGCAAAGCCGCGCGCGTCAAAATCGTCCTCGCGGCTCCACAGGCCGCTGCGTGTGTCGTATACGAACAGATGCCGTCCGCCCTGCTCGTCGCGCGCCGAGAGATACCAGCGCGTCCCGTCCGTGCCGGCGACGCCGTGCGTGAGCGTGCGCCCGAGCGCATCGCCGATGCGTACCGGCCGTCCGCCCGCCGTGCGCGCCGCGCCGACGGGGGAGAGGTAGTAGAGCGTCTCGGCCGCCGTCACGAGCGAGCGGCCGGAGTCCTGCTCCGCGCCGAGCGCGGCCGAGGCCACGAGCTGGAAGTTTGTAGGCCGCGTGCCGTAGAGCCGCCAGAGCCCGCCGGGCTTGAGAAACGCCACGCCGCTGCCCGTCGCCGCGCAGCCGGAAAAATCCCCCGGCGCGCCGGCATCCACGCTCCATGCGGCCGTAGCGACCGCGCCGTTTTCGTCCGCCTCGTACCAGAACCAGCTCAGCGGGTCGCCGAGCTTTGTGCACCACACGCTGTCGTGCGCGCACGCCCAGAGGCGGTTGCCGTAGCTGCACGCGTGCTGCGCGTCGGGCACGCGCCGCGTGATCGTGACGCCGTTGACTGCGCCCGTGCATACGAATGTGTCCGGGTCAAAGCGCAGCCGCGCCCCGTCGATGCCGCGCAGGATGTATGTGCCGTTGTTGCGCACGTCGCCGAAGCCGCTGAGCGTCACGGCATCGCCGGTGCGAAAGTCTGTGCCCGCGCCGTCGGCCACGAGGATGCTCGCGCGCCCGTCGCCGTCCGTGTCTGCGCCCGCAAGCGTCACGCTGCCGCTCCAGCTTGGCTCTGCGCTGCCGAATGTGCCGTCCGCCGGTCGGAACCAGACCTTGTCCGGCCAGATGAGCACCGTACCGCCGAGCGCTGCGAATACCTTCGGCGTGTCCGTGAGCGTGCAGCCAGGCACGGCCTTTCCGTTATAATGCAGAGTCGTGCCGGCGCACCAGAGCAGCCCGTCTCCGGCTGCGAACAGGCCGTTCGGCGTGCCGCTGCACGGGTAGATGCGCGTGCGTCCGGGGCGTGTCGAGAACAGGGGGCTGTCCGCTGCCGAGCCGTTGGTCATCTCGTAGATGCCGCCCTCGGGGCAGGACGGGCGGTGGTCGTAGCCGCGAAAGTCCGTCTGCACATGGCGGACGGCAGCCATGCGCCGCGGAAATGTGGGTAGATACATGCCTTGCCTCCTTACAGGTTGAGCGGCTCGCCGTTGTGATACAGCTCGCCGCACAGGTCGATCTTCCCGGCCGAGAGCATCAGCTCCGGCAGATCGCCGCGCGTTGCGGAGATCACCGCGCCGCTCTTGTGAAAGATGAGATATTTGCGCTCGAGGCTGTTCTGGCTGCCGATGTGCAGCGTGTCGGCCACGGTCGTGATGCCGTTGAGGTCGATCTTGTCGGCCGAGAGTGCGATGCTGCTGTCGCCGTTGTTGATGGCGGCGACGATGGCCGCCGCGTTCACGCCGTCGGCATCGGTCACGAGCGCGATGCGTGTGCCCTGATCGCTCACGGTCTGCTCGAGCGCGGCGACATTGCCCTCGGCCGACGTCAGGCGTGTCTGCAGAGTGCCGGCGTCGAGGCTCAGCTGTGTGATGCTGCCGTCCGCGCCGTCGATGCGCGCGCGGATCGGCGAGAGCAGCCGCGAGAGCGCCGCGGCGTTGAAGTTCTCCGCGCCGAGGTTCGACAGCGTGTACTGCAGCGCCTCCAGCAGCCGCGGCACGGTCTCCTCCAGCGCCGTGAGCCGCTGCTCGACGGTCTCCTGACCGGTGCGCTCCGGCAGGGAAAGCTCCAGCGGGGAATAGTCCGTCATGCGTCGTCATCCCCTCCGCCGTGCTGCGATATGTCTGCGCGCAGCACGGCGATCGCCCGCACGAGAAACTGCGGCAGCGGCGCGCCGAGCGCACCGGCGTTTTCGACCACACTGCCGAGCTCCGTCAGCAAATACCACGCCGTCACGAGCGGGCACAGCAGCACGTCATAGTGTGCGCCCAGTCCCGGCACACTGCCGAGCAGCGCCCGCAGTGCGAAGTCCAGCAGCGCCGACACCAGCACGCCCGCTACGCTGCCCGCCTTGTGCCACAGTCCCTCGCGGGCGCAGCGGCTGCTCCATGTGCCTGCGCGCAGAGCGGCAGCGCTGCCGGTGGCATAGTCAAGCAGCATGGCCAGAAACCAAGCGGCCGCAAGCCACCCGGTCCAGCCCCAGAATGCCGTCAGCGCTGCGGCGGCCGCTGAGACCGCCGCTTTGATCGTTGTGAGTCTGTCCATTTATGTCTCCTTCTGTTCATCTACCATGCGCTGACACACGATCATCGTGCGCAGCATATCCTCCGACACGTCGAGTTTTCCGTCCGTGTTTCCCTGCAGTGCGCCGCGGTCGATGAGCCGCTGCGCGTCGGCGCGAGCCCATTGCGGCATCTCCGCCACGGAATCATAGCGCGGCATATCCAACGCCTCCTCTCGCGCTCCGTTTTTCATCGCCTCCGCGACATCCGCGCGGAAGCCGTCCATCGTGTAGCCCATATCATATGTGCGCCACAGCAGCTCCGGGTCTGCGTGGTTGCTTGCCACGCCGCGCCGGTGTCCCTCGGCGTGCCCGATGATGACGCCATCCTGTGCCGGGTCAAGTTCGTACTGTTTACACAGCTCAGCAAACAGCTCCACCACCGTGCGGTACGTGCCCGCGATCTGCTCCGCTGCCTCGCTGCGTGTCATGCCCGCGCTCGGCTCGGTCATCTCTACCCCGATGTGCGTAGAATTGGCGCTCCCGCCGCAGTGCCAGCCGCGCATCTCCCACGGCAGCGTCTGATATACCGTGCCGTCCGCCTGCGCGAACGCGTGCACGCAGACAGACACGCCGCCCGGCTGATACTGGTTAAAGCTGCGCGCAAACACCGCCGCCGATGGCTGCGGCGTTCCGACACTGTGCAGCATGATGCCGCGCGGCGTCAGCGGTGCGCCCGCCTGATAGCACTTGTTTTGCGTCACAAACGCCGGAATGATCTGCATTCCATCTCCTCCTTATTCGATCGGTTCGTCGAGCGTGATGATCAGGTTCTCGCCTTTGCCCATTGCGCTCACGCGAAAATACGCCGCAGAGGCGGGCACATTGCTCGCTGCTTCCGTCACCTGAAACGTCATGGCTGTGGTGCTCTCCGGGATGCTGCTCGGGAAATACACACTGACGTCGATCTTGTTTGCCGGAATGACGGTTTTAAGCAGCTGGAATGTGCTGTCATACCATCCAACGCGGCAATACGCTTCCGCCTTCGAGAACACGATCCCCTCACCGGCGATGCGGTAAATGTGCTTCGTCACATTGCCGGGCAGCGGAATGAAGCCGGTCGTCACAAATCCGCTGCCACTCTGCGCGTTTCCGGACGATGATAGGTTGTATCCATTCTGATACGGCATGGACGCGCCGCTGCTGTCAACAGCCGTGGGTACAAGGTTTGTGTACGTCACAGGCTTTGACGCGGTCGCCGTGATGGTGATGTCCCCAGTCACGCGCGCGATGGACACCACGCCGGTCGCGGCATTGTACGCTGTCGCTGTGATGTCCGTACCGCCCATGCTGACCGTGACGGTGTCGAAGGTGTACCCGTTTTTCGGTGTCAGCGTGGTCGTGTATGCCGTGCCGTCTTCGACGGCGGCCGCGGCGTTGCTGCCGGAGCAGCCTGTGAGCGTCGTCTTGACGGCGCGCATGACCACTGTGAAATCAAACGACAGCGTGCGGTCATAGCCCGCGCCGTAGCAGAACGAATAGATTTTTTTGTCTGCCGGATTGATGACGTTGACGGTGAAGGCCGTGTCGGTCGCGCCCGGCGCTTTGCTGTAGGTCGTCCCCTCGCCGAATTCGATCTGGTTGCTGTCCAGCCGGTTGTTATCGCCCACCTCGTTCGTCCGGTAGTAGTTGGCGGACGGGCAGCAGATGCGCAGCGCTGCCATCTGCTGCGTCGGCGGGGCGGACTGGGAAACGTTGTCCGGCACAACGTAGATCCTGGATGTCTTGAAGTTGTGCAGATGCCCATGGAAATTCCCGTAGCAGACAGCACCGTTTTTCCCCGCGAAGGAGACCGTCTTGCCGCCGATCGTGACGCTGCCGCCGTCCAGATACGCCTTGAGCACCTTGCCGCCCGCCCGCGCGCTGCCCCAGTCCAGCGGGTAGTGTCCGAGGATCACAAAGCCCCACGCCGCGCTGTCCGCCTTGCTGCCGAGGTCGGCAAGCGTCTGCGCGAACCACAGCAGCTGCGCCTCCGAGAGCGCGTTGGCCGCATTTTCTCCGCCGGTGATCTCGCCCTCGACGGTGTTGAGATTGATGATGCGCAGCTTCTTTCCGGGAAGATCCCGGTAGCAGTATCCGGCTTGTGCGCTGCCGTAGACCGCGCCCGCGTTGTAGTCGGAAAAATACTTCCGGATCAGCGCCGCGCCGTACAGATTCGTGAGGCTTCCGGTCTCGGCTGCGAAGTATTCGCCCGTGTCGTGGTTTCCGGGCGTCCAGAGCTGCGGGATGCCGCGCAGGCCCTCCTCGATCCAGCGGTGAAACTCCCTGCACTGCGCCTCGAACTGCGCTTTTGTGGTCGTCCTGTACCCAAAGGTGAGGTCACCCAAAAACGCCGCGAAATCCAGCGGCGTCACGTGCGACAGCGCCTTGATCGCACGGCAGGCGTCCATGTTTCCGGCCTCGATGTTTGCCTTCCAGCCCGAGGATTCGTCGGTTGCGTGGTGCGCATCAGCGACCGTCACAAAGACGATGCTCGACGCAGTCTTCACGGCCTGTACTTTCTGCGCCAGCGCGAGCACGCCGCTTTTCACGTAGTCCGGGAAATCTGCGTGGGCGATCTGGTCGCCGGTCGTGATGCCCCTCACCGCGCCCCCCATCTGCGCGATCTTGTATGTTTCCGCGCCGCCGGCCTTTTCGCGGATGGCGTCGGCGATGTCCTGCACGGCGGCTTCTTCGTAGAGCTTTTTCATCAGTAGCTCACCTCCGTGCCGTCGGCGATCGTCACGGTCTGCGCCGTGCTGCCGTCGTACATAACCGTCGTGCCGCCGATGCGGATCGTCAGCGCCTTCGGGTTCGGCAGCGCGGCGGGCGCGATGTTCTGCGTCATCAGCTCGATCCTGACCGGGACATCCCAGACATCGCCGGTCGTTTTCGCCTGAAGCTTGACGGCGCAGAACGTGTGCCGCTCGGAATCGGCCACAAGCGACGAGAATGTGAGGATGCCGTTCGTCGCACCCTGATAGAGCATCAGAAAGTGCTCGCCTTGAAACGAAAGCTGCGCATAGACGCGGTGCGTCGGGTTTGCGCTGACGTAGGCGTACAGCTCGGCCGGCGTCATGTCGGCCGTCGTGCCGGACAGATCGCCGCCGACGTGGATGATCCGCGTCTGCTGCGCCATGCCGTCGAGCTTTTTCTTGTCCGCTGCCGACATCAGACCGGCTGCCGCCGGCGTTGCCTCCGCTTGTCCGGATTTTTGGTCCCACGCTGCCGCCCGCTCCGCCGTGATGCCGTCGAGCACGGCCTTGTTCGCGTGCCGGTGGCGCATGGCGGAGTTGATGGCGATCTGATGGCTCTGCCCCGGCGACGGGACGGCGGCGCCGTTCGTGCGCTGGTGCCACTTTGCGTATTCATCGAGTGCGGCGTTGAACAGCGCCATGCTGTCGGCGTAGTGCGCGGTCTCGTGCGCGGCGTAGTCGCACATGGCGATGACGTAGTACACGTACAGCCGGTCAAACGGCGCTGGCACGAGCAGCGGTGTGCCGCGCTCGGTGTCCGCGTCATAGGTCACGCACTGTTCGGGCGCTGCGTCGAGGATGCGCATCTGGATCATGTGCTCGCACTCGTTGAGCCACTGGATCTTCGCCGCGTCGTCCCATGCGTTCGGGCAGATCGCGTCGATGCGCGTGAGCGCCTGCTGAAGCGTCGCCATGCTCAGAGCCCCAGCGCACCGCTCTCGGCGGCAAAGCGGGCGGTCTCGCGCTCGATGAGCGCGCCGGTGCGCGCGTCCTGCGCCTCACCCTGCGCGAGCACGAGGGCAAAGCGGCGCGCGATCGTCACGTCCTCGCCGCGCGGGATGCGCACGGTCTCACCGTTGACGGTCACGATCTTATCCTCCTTGTAGCTGCCGTTGTCACGAAACAGGTGCACGGTCACGGGTTCGCTCAGCCAGGCCTCGGCGGCGCGGTCGGTCATTTTTCTGGTTGC